TAATTTAGAGACATTGGACGGGGCGAAGACCAGCCCTATGACGTCGGGGACTGCCGAGCTTTGGTATGTTCCCGAGATGTCTTTGATGACAGCCGATGAGGATAGAATTGATAGTATCATCCCCCCTATGATTAAGGGGTGGCCGGATTACATCGCGCTAAGTGCAGCTATCCGGCTTCTGATTCGAGAAGAATCAGACCCTTCTGCTCTAATGAGAGAGAAGGGGATGATGCACGAGCGCTTGGTTTCTATGGCGGAGCCAAGGGACGCGGGGATACCTGATGCTGTTCAAGACATCGGGCACCGATGGAACGACGTTGGTTTCGCCTATGACCCCGGAGCTTTCTTAATGCGCTATCGAATAATGGGGCAGAATATTAAATTTATCCAATACGATGCGGGGGTCTAAGTGGCGAAAAGGAATAAGAACAGTAAAGTAGCCTGTAGGAAGATAAAGAACTCTCAAGTCGCACTAGAGTTGCGGCTGAAAGGCTATAGTTACAGCAAAATTGCCGATACCATGGGGCTTTCGGCCACGTATACCCATAAACTCGTTGAAGACGAGCTTAGGCGTTGCCGCGAGATAACCGCTGAAACGCGGGACCAAATTAAAGAGCAGGAGTTAATGCGGCTCGACCGGCTTTTGGAGCAAGCCAAAGAGCACCTTTTAAAAGGGTGGTGCACTAAAACTGCTAAAATCTTACTCGACATTCAATCCAGACGAACCCTTTACCTCGGGCTCGATGATGCCGTGTCTCGAATTGAGATCTCTACCATCGACAAGCTGTCCGATAATGAGATCAGGGACCGCGCCATGGAATTGCTGCAAGTTGAGGTTTTAGCTCAACCTGAGACAGAGCATTGAAATGGAACCCTGGAAGCGAGTTACTACCGGCGACCTTGTAACTGAGCAATTACAGGATAACGTGGAACCTCTTATGCGGAAGGTTCAAGATGCCTTTTTGCTAGATGGAGTTCTTCTTAAGAAAGAAACTATCAGCGGGAAAACTTTTATTAGGCATGGGCTAGGGAGGGCACCTATTGGATATATAGTGATTCGGCGCAGGGGGGCTGTAACGGTCACTTCAATCACAGGCGCAACCCAAGCAAACCCTTGCGTTGTTACGTCGGCCAGCCATGGGCTCGGTACAGGGGTTTCCGCTACCATTTCAGGCGTTGTTGGGATGACTGAGTTAAACGAGAATGTCTACACGATTACAAAAGTAAGCGATGACACTTTCTCTCTTAATGATGTAAATTCAAGCGCGTTTACCGCGTACGCCTCAGGAGGAACAGTTGAATCGATCATAGCGACAACGATTTATGACGACCAAGAGAATAACAAAGATTCCAGAAAAACCTTAAAACTAAATTCTTCCTCTTCTGTCGAAGTTGATTTGTGGGTGTTCTGATGCCATTGCAAAAGCAAGTTAAATCGTTGCCGCTATCGAGTGGGTTGGATGAAAAGGTATCGGAGAAGCATTTGCAGCCTCCGAAGCTCGATACTTGCGATAATGGTAAATTCAGCAAAACCGGACAGGTCCAGAAACGAAATGGGTTCACTCGATTAGGCAATTCCAAGATTAGCGGAACGATATCAGCAACGGAGCAGTGTGCCAGCTACAAAGACGAGCGGCTTGTTTTTGACGGGAATGATGCTTTCTCCCGCGCCAACTCAGGGAAATGGGTGGAAAAGGGGAGAGTCACCGGCTGCACGTTTGAAGACACCTATGTTCATAATAACGAATCCGTCACCTCTACGCCGCTGCAAATAGCGAGAGCAAACGGGTATCGAGTTGAGGCCTGGGCGGAGACAGACCCAGAGTACACAGGGGCTGCTGACATCCCTTGGCAGGTTTATGGTCGTGTTGTTGACGAAGCCACAGGGATAGAAGTGGTCCCTAAAACAAGAGTGACGCCTGCCGCCGGTATTAGTGTCACCAAGGCGATGACTCAATATGACGATAGCAATTACTTCAACCCGCAAGTTCAATGCGTAGCGATTGCCGGGTACATCTACATTCTCTTCTGCGATTGTGATGCAACTACGTCACAGGTGAATATTACATCGATTGCCGATGGCGGAGGGGGCTACAGCATTCTTACCTGCGCCAGTGCCCCTGGATTTCTCGAAAACGATGCTGTTACCGTTTCAGGGACAACGGGGTATAATGGGAATTGGCTCGCCACTACTACACGCGATGCTTCACCCGTACTTACGATTCAAAAAGCCTTTAGCGGTACAGAAACCGGGACGGTAACAATTAAATCGAATTACGCGGGAGTGAACCGAATGGGCGTTCACGCTTCGGTGGTGAACACCAACACCGGAATAGCGGCGGCACTGACCCCCACCGTCCCCGCGCTGGATTCGACCTCTATCATTTTCCACGTTAACGCCACCTTCCCGATCTTCGTCGTAGACCACGTAGCGAACGATACCTTGGCCGATGGCGCAGTGGTTTTTCGGTTAAGTCCTGGGCCTTCCGTCGTAGCCACTAACACCCAGCCATACTACCGAGCCGATTACTTCATGCAATCGAGCGGGGCTCTTATCGAATATCTTGAAGGCGGGAACGTGGGGTATCGCGGGAGAAATACTCCTATCCTCGTTGAGCCCTACTTCCAGGCGAAGGACGCGGGGCATAATGGCCAATCGAGGACATTGAGCCACATTGCCTGCCGAGCCGATATGGGAGCAGAAGGCAACGAAATTTGCGTGGCGTTTACTGCGTATGATGCCGGAAAAAGTGTTCCCGAAATTAAGACGCAGGTTTACGACGAAGATTTGGCAGCGGTGGGTTCTTCTTTAGAAATTCTTGAGAACTACGTTTTAATCTCTGGGAGCTTTGCGATTGAGGACGAAACTGACGTAACTCACTTTGTCTTCACCGGGCAGACTTACGCTTCCTTGGCTTCTCTTGTCAGCCCCGACCCTGGACAAGCTAACGAACACTTCATTGCGACTTCAAAAATAAATGTCAGCACGGGAGCTTTAGACACTGCGGCAGCGGCATTGCGTAGATTCACGACGATAACGACCGACCTTTTCCAGCAGAATGGCAAAGTCTACTTTGGGGCTACTTACGCGATTACTCCTTCGAGCATCATTTACGGAAGCGGCAATATAACTTTCGCCAACTTCGGGTCTTCGGCAAATGTCATTGCCGACATCGATGGGAACATTATTGCGGCGGGCGGCACCGGTCTAGGGGGAGTATGCCCTTCTGTGGACTGGGCCCCTATCTACGAAGACGGAAGAGCCCTTTTCTGGTTTGTCTCCCGAATAGACTCTCCCGCTGCCAATGAATATGTTTTCGGTTCCTCTAAATACGCTGGAGTCACCATCGGAGGGGGCTCCGTAATGCAGAACAGAAGCGTGTTCAACCCTTCCGTGGCGGCACTCGATTTCGCCCCTCCGAGTTATCTCCCTTACACAGAAGCCGGGCATTCTCTCCTAATGGCCGGAGGGCTCCTTTGGGAGTATGGTGGCGATTGGATGAAAGAGAATGGCTTTCTCACTTATCCCCAGGCTAGAAGTATAGCCACCGCCACAACAGGCGGCAATCTCCCCAACGGCACTTACTCTTTTCAGGTATGCTATGAATGGACAAACTCTAATGGAGCGGTCCAGCGGTCTTACCCTTCGGACCCGGTTCAAACAACATTGTCTGGAGTGACCGGGAGCAATGGAAAAATAACCCTAACGGTTTACACCCCCCAATGGACGCAAAAACGAGATACTAACTATCTGAGCAATCCGAGAATCGTAATCTTTCGAACCGAAGACGGCCCAAGCTCAATTTGGTACAGGGTCAAAGATGTCGAAGCGGATATGGGCTCTTCTACTCAGGACATAATCTGCTCCGAGCTGGCAGATATATCTATCGTAGATAACGCGCAAATCTATACAACGGGGGCAGCCGGAGACATCTTTGGGAATATCTGCCCACCATGCCCTACCGATATCGTTCTTCATAAAGAACGAGTTTTCTTGGCTACGATTGAGGGCTCCGTTTGGTACAGTAAGAAGCTCTCTCCTGGGGTGGCGGTTGAATTCGCAGAGCAGCAGGTCAAGCCCATTGATAATTACTCCGGCAATATATCATGCATCGGAGCGGTTCGAGATTACGTCATTGTTATCACATCCGACAATGCTTACTTCCTCGCCGGGGATGGGCCGAATTCCGCTGGAGTGGGTGGCGACTTTTCCCCTCCTACCATTTTCTCTCGGGATTCTGGGGCTCCCGTTGGGTGCGCCAGAACAAACTCGCCTGTTGGCTTTATCTACCGAGCGAATGGGGGCATTTACCGTGTAACCCCGTCAATGCAAATGGAATGGATTGGGGCACCAGTCGAAGACACGGTAGATGCTTTCGGAATTTCTAGGATAGCAGTGAACGATTCTGAGGGAGAAATCTACTTTGGGCTAAATTCCGCCACTGTAGGCATCCTCGTTTACAACTATGTTTTCAATGCATGGTCAGTATGGAAACCACGATACGCTGCCTTTAGTAGCGATATCACTCCCAAGGGGATGATGGTTCATAACGGGACACTGAATTTTTCAATCCCGAGTGGGCATCTTTTAGAGCAAAATACTGGGTTCACCGACATTGGAAGCTCTACTTATGACTTCGGGCTTCTTATCACCACCCCATGGTTACGCTCAGAGCAGTTTCTGCACATGGTTAGGTTCTACAACATTCTGATTAGCGGGACGTTCAAGTCTAACCATACTTTGAATTGCACTATCTTCAGCAACTATGACGAATCGGTTGGGGACCAACAAACTTTAGCGATCACCACCTCTACATCTGACCCGTATATCTTTAGGCAGCATGTACAGATTCAAAAGGCACGGGCAATAAAAATCACCATGAGCGATACCCCAAGCGCGGGGACTTTTGAAAGTTACCAGCTTGATGGGATTGCAGTAGAATTTGGGGTTCGCCCAGGAACATTCAAGCTTGGGACAACCAAGACGTTAGCGTAGGAGAGAGTAATGGGGTTAAGCCAAGCTGAAATAGACGCGGTTGATAGAAGTAGAAAGACACGTTCAAGAGCGTCCAATGTACCGTGGAATGATGAAGGTGTTCTTACTGCCTTGGACCCGCTAGGAATTGGCATCAAACCACACGCCACACGCCAGATTGAGGCAGAGGCGCAGGCAGGGTGGAACCCCTACACCGCTCAACTACAAAAAGCATTGGGTGGAATAAGGGGGCGCGATTCTGCCGCCGAGACCTTGACCGGATTAAACATGGATAGGCTGGCTCGTTCAGGGGCGAAAAGCATGCGCGGGGGGAGCCCGTTGTCCGCCGCTGTCAGTCTTGGGAGATTGTCGCAGGCGCAGGCGCAGGTAGGCCAAGCAGGAGGTCGAGCAATGGGGGCAGAGCAGCAGCGCATGAATGCTGTTCTTGGAGGTGCCTACGGGAGGCAAGCTCAATTTGCTTTAAAGAATGCTCTGGCTGAAGCGCAAAGACGCAAGGCGATAGATTTGGCGAACAAGGGTCTTATTGAAGACGCCAATGCGATGATGGTTCAACGTGCCGCTGTCCTAGGAGAGCAGGGCGCGGAGGCCTGGGGAAAATACAGAGCTAACCGACCTCCTGAACGGTCAATGGACCCGCTTTCTGAAGATTTTGAATGGGGCAGTTACACGTCCGATGTGGGAGGATAGAAATGGCAGATTTTAGCACACCTTTAGGATGGGGCGATGTCCTTTCAGTCTTCTCCGGTGCTCCCGGCGGCGAGAGAATTATCGGGGAATTAATGGGGACGGACCCTTCATCGGTCCAAGCTACCCGCACCTTTGGGGGGCAAGTTAACGACCCCATGGCAGGGCAGAGGCAAGAAGAGCTTTTTCGTCTTCAGGATATTGCCTCCGGCAAAATTCAAGACCCATCAGTTACCGGCATGCAACAAGCATTGGCGCGAGGTGGAAAACAAGCTTATGGCCTCGGGCAGGCTGCGCCATTTTCGAGCGCAGGGGCCCGTGGAAGAATGGCGCGAGGGGGGCAGCTCGCCATCAGTCGAGAAGCTCCACAATTGATTCAGGCCCAAAGGCTGCAAAGCCAGCAAGCCGCGCAAGAGATGGCAGCTAATC